ATGGCCGCAGAATGTCCCGTTGGTGAAGAAATGGTCGCTGGCTCTTGTCAACCTGTCAATGTTACCATGGAGGTTTCTGTTGAATCCATTAGCGCAACAGTAGAAGCATCTACTGGTAATACTATTATGGAAATAAAAGGTGTTGCTTTCCACGAAGGATTCAACAAAAACAAGTGGGCTTTGACAAAGCGTGGCGCAGAAGCCGCAATCAAGCAAATGTTTGGTGCAGACTTGACGCTCAACCACCCTAAACCAAAAGCCGTGGGCTTTGAGCGCAACACCGATGGTGGCGTCAATGAAGCCAATGTTGGTATTGTCGCTTCTGCTGAAATGGATGACAAAGGTAAGGACGGCTATGAAGTCCGATATGTAGCCCATGTTCAGCGTTCCGAATTGTTTGAGGCGTTGGAGTCCGGTATGTGGCTCAAGGCTGACTATGGTGTGTCTATTGGTGGCTACGGCGTTCCTATCTCGGCCAACGAAAAAGGTATGGTCTTTGACATGGACTTTACCTTTGACCACCTTGCCATCGTTCACAAACCCGCTTATCCACGCGCTACAATTGAAACCGCAACTAAAATCCAAGAAAATGTTGAGGCTGTGCAATATGGAAGACCCGGAAAGAATGACCCAAGAAAAACCCCTGCCAAGCCAAGTGAGCGACGAAGAGGTTCAAAGAAAAACCCACCCGGCTCCGCCAAGAAACCCAACAAATCAATTCAAGTCTCCCCTGCAACCCGCAAGACCATTCAAAACAAAATGCAAGAGCATAACAAGAAAGGTAAGGGTAGCCGAGCCTCTATGGGTGCGCTTCTTACTGTGTTCCGTCGTGGTGCTGGTGCTTTCTCCACAAGTCATGCCCCTAACATGTCAAGAAATGGATGGGGAGTTGCCCGTGTCAACGCTTTTCTTTACCTACTACGGAATGGGCGACCCTCTAACCCCAACTACAAGCAAGACAATGACCTTCTTCCTAAAGGACATCCACGAGCAAAGAGAACAGCAAGTGTGGAAGAAACCTTGATAAGTCAAACCGCATCTTGGGCAGATTACCGAAAGGAGAACGACACCATGTCCGAAGAACAAATCCTTGATGAAAACGCCGAAGCAAGCGAGATGGAGGCACTTCAAGCCGAACTTGTCCTCGCTCGTGCTGAACTTGAGAACATGCGTGCTATGGAAGCCGCAAAGCATGAAGAAGCACGCTTGTCCCTTGTTGAAGCCGCAACCGAACTTGGTATGAAGGGTCATGATGACCTTTCCTCCGAGACTCTTGAATCAATCATCGCATCTTGGGAAGCATCCCACCCTGCTGAACCAGTTGTGGACATGAAGCCAGCCGAACCCGCTGTCGCCTCCGAAGTCTCTTCCCCCGAACCTGTTTCCGAGGCAGTTGTCGCCAACTACCTCAACGGAAAGATGGTGGAAACCCCCGAAACCCTTTACTCTCAAGCATGGAACGCATGGGCCGGTGCTTGGAACAAGACCCTCTCCGGGTCTGAGAACAACGATGAGCGAATTCGCGCTCCAAAATACAACGAACTTTGAGGTGAACAAAAATGGTAGCATTTACAGGAAACGACCCACGAAACGCAGTCTTGAAAGACGCCGAAACCGTTAGCGGTGTTGGCGTTCTTCTCGCAAAAGACGGAACAAACAACAAACTCCAAATTGGAGCCGCAACGGATGTGCCTTTGGGTGTCTCCGCTGGCGAATCCAGCAGGGATGCTGACCTTGTGCTTGAAACCGCAGGTGCTACGGTGTCCTACTTCCCAATGGGCGGAGTCCACATGGTTGCCGCCCTCGCAGAAACTTACACCACCGGACAACTCGTGTACCTCAAGGGTGCTGGACGAGTTGGCGGAACTGCTGGCTCCGATAAGTTGGTTGGAGTCTATGTTGGTGAAGGAGAAGTTGTTGGTACTGCCGGACTTCTCATTCCCGTGAACACCAGTCAATGTGCAACTGCTTGATAAAAAAGGATGTGAAAAAATGAACAAATCGCTACACGAAATTATGAACGCTTCCGCCGCCGCTGGCCCCTTCGGGACTGGCGATGCTGTCCTTGAACAGACTCTCCGAGACTTCATCCAACTTCAATCCACCCGGATTGCCATTGGAACACAAGTTGTTGGAACCCGAACCGTCCCTTGGCTTGAATTCAAGTGGTACACTGGTGTTGAAGGAACATTCTCATACCCATTGGACGATGCCGCAACCGTTGACCCAACCAAGATTGGAACGGCCAACTACACCGTTAAACTCCAAAAGGGTCAAGGCCGATGTGTCTTCCTTGACACAGTGCGCCTTCGTGGTGAATCCTTTGAGAACATTGACCGTCAACAACTCGCTATTGTCCGTGGACGAGCCGATGTCATTGACAACAACATTCTCTCCACCCTACATGGTGGTGCTGGACAAAGCCAAGCCGCTACCGCAACCTTCGGTAGTGCTTCCGCTGATGAAGAGTCGGATTTGCTTGCTACTATGGACTTGGTTTTCGCCAATGGCCGTGTGTCGGGCGACGAGCCAATGGCTCTCATCCTCCCTGCCTCAACCCGAAGTGCTTTGCTCAACACGCAACTCTACGGAAATGTCGTGGAAAGCCTCGCTGACCACATGAAGCGAATCGCCAACATGAACATCTACTACACACGAGACTACACCGGCGGTAAATCCCTTCTTGACTCCGACCCAAGCGGTGCCATTGAGGACGATGCTCTTTTGCTCATCCCCGGTGCTGAAACGGCTGAGTTCTTCACCTACAACGGTGCTGGCTACCAAGAAACCGAGTTGACCCGCCTTCCCGGTGTTGGCTTTGACTGGCTCTTGACTGGCTACATGGGAAGCGTTGTCCACCAGCACCAAGACGGTGCAGGGGCCGGAACTTCAAACCGAATTGCCAAGATTACGGGCGTCATTTGAGGTGGTCTTTTTGGCACAAAACCGCAAATTCCAAGACTTTGTAGAGTCAAAATACATCGTTAATGGCGGTGTTGCTACGGCTGACATCGCAGATGACGCGGTGACCAACGCAAAGACCGATGGTGCCGCTGACAAATACTTGGAAGCCGTGTACGATTTCGCCGTTGATGGTGGTCTTGCTGGCTCTATTCCAATGAAAGACACCGCTGGCGCACCAATCAGCATTCCCGATAAAGCAATTGTCATCTCTTCTCACATTGAGATTGAAACGGCTGTCACCTCCGGTGGCTCCGCTACGGTTGCCTTTGGTTTGATTGGAAACACCGACGCTTTCAAATCTGCTACTGGCAAGGCTTCCTTGACCTTGGACGCTGTGTTTGCGGCAAGCAACGACCTTCCTTTGAAAATGGCGGCGGCTACTCCCGTTGCTGTGACAATCGCTGTCGCCGCTCTTACGGCTGGCAAAATCCGCATCTTCATTAAATACATTGAAGGCAACTGATTCGGTGATTCTTCATGATTGAAGAGTGGACTGACAAAAACGGTGACATTTACCGTTGGGATGCCGAGTCTAACCGATACCTTCTGCAAAAGAAGGCAAAAGCACCTGCTAAGAAAAAGACCAGTAAAGCAAAGAAGGAGAAGAAGGCATGAGCGAGCGTGCAAAATTAGTAAAACAACTCAACAAAAAAGGTATTGTGGTTCCCAAAGGAGCAAAAGTCGCAGACCTTCGTCATCGGGCAGAACATTGGTTGTCTCGCAACGGATGGTTGATTCGTTTAGCCAAACCTGCTTCACGCAAACCCAACAGCCCCGTTTCTTTGATAACCAGCACCGATACTGTTTGGCTTCCCGATAGTCGGATGGCAAAAGAAATTATTGAGACAAAATTAGTTTTTGTTCTTGGTCGCACACCAGTTGCACCCGAAGGCGTTGAAGTCATTGATGTCCCCAAAGATTTTAACGACAAATGGCCTGTAAATGGTTTAGGTGAAGAAGAATGACTGTCACTAACGACAACATTCGGGATTTATTGAACAGGCCACGGGGCTTGAATGATGCAACTATCACCGAATACATCAGCATAAGAACCGAACAAGTGAACAAGGTTGCTCGCAACAAAAGCATTCTTGCCGCTGATTCAACCAACGCTGTGACTGATGCACAAAAAGAGTCTGCTATCAAGGCTCTCGTGTGTGCTGATTGTTTGCAGGTTATGATTGATACAATTCCTTCGTATGTCAACGAGTCCGAGCGCAAAGAGCAAGACATCCGGCTAACCGCACAGTTGCGGGGCTTTAACAAGCGTGGCGAGGATATGCTCGCTCTTATCTCGGAAGTTGGTGGAACGGCGTTTAAGACCGGTAAAACCACAACGAGGCTTTGAGCATGACGAATTATCAATGGGTTGGGGCGTCTTCCACAAGCGCAAGCACAGCAACAAATTGGGTTCCTAACGGAACGCCAGCCGCAGGTGATGTTGTTATTTTTGATGCAGGGTCAACACAAAATTGTTCTTGGGACATCGCTACACCCGGCGGCTCAACACTTTCTGTTGATGAAATGATTCTTGAGACTAATTTCATACATCAGTTGATTTTAACGCAAAAGCCCCGTATCAAGGGTATGTTTTTGGGTGGAACGATAGGTGCAGGTGGAACAAATGCTGTTGAGTTTCAACATGGCTCATCCCCTAACTTTTTCGGCTCTTACAAAACCTACAATGAAAGGTTTTTGCTTATTGATGGCGGAACGGCAACAGGAATCACAATGACCATGGTTGGGGCATCATCCCCCGTTACAAAGTTTGACGATGGCGCACACCCAATTGTAAATTTGCAGACGGGACGCTTTGCGCCGGATTATGTCGCACCAACAAGCACAAGCGGAAAAGCATCGTTTGACTCCTTTACAGTCACTTCGCCAGCAGATTTTTCGCCCGGAGGCAACTTAAGCGACAACGACAGGCTCAAAGTGTTTTCTTTTACGGTATTTGCTATCACAAGTACGAGCATCAATTTTGGACTTTCAACGGCTGAGTTCACAGCCACAAGCGGAGGTTTCTACATTCCTACTGCTGGCGCAAGCGGAATGCCAGCAGGTTTTACATCCTTTTACCGAAAAATTATTTTGACGGCAAACACAGCCGGACACAAAGTTTTGATGAGCGACAACACCTATGTTTCCGTTGAAGAGTTTGAAATTGGCGACGGTGTAGTGTTGAGAGGGCCGGTAAATAATGGTGACCAAGGCGCAGACATCCGCTCAATCAAAACACCAAAAATTAGAGGGACATGGTCGTTTAGTCAAATCTCTCCCGGTATTTACCGAAGTCCACGAACCGCTTCCGGCCCAATGCCAAAGGTAAATGGCAACTTTCACATCACCGGCAAGTTGGATGTAGACGGACTCATTGACCCAACAGGACTTGAATTGACGCCTGTTGGTTCCAATCCGGGCGGAACAGCGGCAAACACCCTTTGGCTTAACAGCGGCGACAGCGACAAGTTGTATCACGGCTCAAGCGAGGTTGGCGGTGGTGGTAGTGGAGACATAACAGCCGTCAACACAAATGCTCCAATCACAGGAGGCGCAACTTCCGGTGATGTCACATTAAGCCTTAGTGCGGCATCAGCAAGTGCGGCAGGTTCAATGAGTTCTGCCCACTTTAGCAAATTAGAAGGTATTGAAGCAAGTGCTGATGTGACAGATGCCACCAATGTCACAGCCGCAGGTGCATTGATGGATAGCGAATGTGCTTCTCTTGCCGATGTCAAAGCATTAAATCAATCAGTTGTAAGTGGTGCATCCCCGAACTTCACTACCACGAACATGACCGATGCAAGCAACAAACGGTTTATGACTGATACTCAAGAAGCAAAATTGGATGCTTTGGCAAGTCCCTTTGAGCATGTGCGTCTTGCTCTTACAAACAACTCATTAGGAAGTCAAAGTTCGGGAACGAACTATTACCTTGACTTGGCAAACACAAGTGATTTTTCCAACACAGGTAACACAACAAACATTGTCGCAACCGCCGCCGCTCAAGACTATGTGCTTCTAAAAGCAGGTGGAATGTACATGGTTGTTGCTTCTGTTGAGATATTCACATCAACCGGAACAGCGGCACAGGATTTTTGGCTACAATTGGGCAACGGAACATCAAGCAACGCAGAACGCCGCAACTGGGGAACAGCAAGGAGAAAGATAAAGGCATCTTCCGGCGCAAGCGACTGTGCTTGGAACGCTCAAAAAACAGTTATCATTGATGTAGCAAGTACGGGAAGCGACGAAAAATTGTATGTCATTCCTTATGTGAATGGCGTTGCTTTTGAGGTAAAAGCCTATGACAACAACCGAACCAACATCACAATCACACGAATAGGAGCGTCCACAGCATGAGCATAAAAGCAAAATTGGAAGCACGATACCCCGATGAGGATTGGTCGCAACTTGATGGTGGGACTGATGGAGAGCAACCTGCTTTTTGGTTTTCAAAAGGCGTTTATGGCGTTAGTCCCGACCTTTGGCCTTCGGGCTTGGCTGAAATGACTTCGGATGAAATCAAAGCATTTTTGGAGAGTTGAATATGAAAAGAAAAGGAAAAATTGTTTATCAGCCGCCCGAAAGATGCTACACCAATGTGAACATTGAAGAGACACCTCATGGCTACAAGGTTTATCGGGTAGGCGAAACGCGTCATTTTACAGTTATTCCCCTATCTGCCGCAAAAGAAGTGCTATACAAAGGAGATTGAAAACATGGAAGTTGAAACAGCATTGATGCTCATAACTGCAATTTTGGTTGACCTACTCGTTCTTGCCTACGCTGGCAAGTGGTTGCTCGCCAAGTGGAAAGAGATGAAAGCCGATGGCAAAATCACGCTTGATGAAGTCCTTGAGGTTGCTGACGAAGTGGTTGACAAGGTCAAAGAAACAATTGATAAGTTGGAAGGCGAAGAGGAATGACCCCTCACGACAGGATAGACTCATTGGAAGAAAGAACCCGTTTGCTTGAACAAGCGGTTCTTGAGTTATCCACGATGGCAAAGTATCTCAAGTATGCCGCTATTGCCCTGTTTGCTTCCCTTGGTGTTGATGTGCAGGGTGTGATGTGATGGTCTACTACTGCACCACGGCTGATGTTGGCTCCCGACTTGCTCTTGACAGCGCACAGCGCACACGAGCAACAAACCGACTAACCAGCGTGATTCGTCGTGCAACCATTGACATTGACCAAACCTTCCGTGATTATGGGCGTGATGTCCCAAGCGACCACATCGCTGAAACAACGCTTAATGGTGCAATCAGCGCAGGTGCAACTACAATCACACTAACTGACGCTTCGGCATTCACAACTGCTGGAAATGGAAATGTAGACGGCGACTCTTTTAAATGGACTGGCAAATCCTCCAATGACCTCACAGGAGTTAGCGGCATTTCATTCAGCCATGCTTCCGGCGTTACTGTGCAAGAAGGCGAGTTCGCCCATGTCTTGCGTGAGATTTGCGCTGACATCGCCGCCGCTTATTATCTTGAAGACGAGTCCGTGTTTCAAACGGCCAGCAAAGACGGAACAATCCGAGGCAACAACCTGCGAGAGCGGGGCTACATGAACCTCAAGCGGCTGGCCCACTTGGGGAGCGTGGATTAATGCGTGGACTACACATCAACGAAATGACAAAAACCGCACCGGGCGGTGGTGGTTCAACTCGTATTCGTGTTGATACACGGGAGTTTAACATGGCTATGAAGGATGCTGAAAAGGTTATCGCAAGAGCCATGTTTGAAGGCTCCGGTGCGGCATTTGACCAAACAAAAAGAGAAACGGATAGATACCTTCGTTCCTTGACATATCAAACCCCACAAGCAAAAAAAGTTGCTGACTCCTTGGATTACAGCAAAAGAGGTGAAAGGAAACCGGAAATCCGTGGTGATGACATTACATTGGAAGCCATGTTTGGTAGCCGTGGGCCGCATATTCGTGGTGAAATCGGCGTTGGTGTTCATACAAGTCCCGACGACAATGGTGGCACATTTAACATTGGTCAAGCCGTTGAAGAAGGAATTAGCGCACGAACATTTTCTTGGAGGTCGGCGGGAGCAACCGAACATAGTCGTCAAATCGGAAGAAAGGGAAGCGCAACAGCGTGGTATGCCGGTAAAGGTTCGGGACAAGCGGAGTTTAGGGGTATTCAAGGAACCGAATACATTTCTCATGCCGCAAACTTCTTTAACCGTAGAATTAAGAACGAAGTTGAGAGACGATTGGAGTTTTGAGCATGGCAATAGCAACGACAGAACAATTTTGGAATCACCGTTTGAACGGTGAAGACCCAACATCCCCTACCGGTGACAACAATACCGCATTTTCGGCCACAGGAAGCGGCGCAAGCGAAGTGGACAAGTATTGGGTAGTCACCGACGCCCGATACAATGTGACGCCCACAACCAACGCTTATACGCTTTTTACGGTATTCCAATACACCGTCGCACCAAACAACGATGAAATCCTCATGTCTTTGGACAACGGAACAAAGAAGGTAGATGTAAAGGCTTTTGGGACAAAAATAAAATTGGTAGGCGCAACGACAGTCACCAGTATTGACCTTGACCCATTGATGGCCGAAGAGAACCCTGTCCCTCTTGCTCTCCGATTGACGCTTGATGCTTCGGGCAACGCAATTTTGTATCTCCGTGAAATGATTGAGGATGACGACGCACAAACAGTTTATCTGTCGGTTGCTGGCGCATCCGGCTCAAGCCGAAACATCGCTTGGGGAAACAACAGCGGAACCATCAAGTGGGCCTCGGTATATGCAACCGACATGGGTGCTTTTTCCCCGCTTGAGTTGGCTCCCTCCGACTTGGCTACCGACACCCTGCTTCGCATGGGTCTATCCATCGTAGAGTCGCTTCGCAACAGTCGCAGGGCGCATCTCAAGACACACCTTGATGCTGGCTCAATCCGATACGGCTACGACATCTCACAAGAAATGCTTTCCCGTAGCATTCCACCCTTTATTCATGTCCTGTTGCGTGGTCTTGGCTCGCCAACCTTTGCCGCCCTTGGTGGTGGCCGCATTGACCAAGAATACGATGTTCTCATCTATGTCACTACTCGTGGAACAACCTATGAGGACGCTTACCGTTTGGGCTTGAACATCGTAGGGGAATGCTTTGATGAGTTATACACCACCACAGGTTTGAATGGTACAACCGACAGTCTTTATGAGTACGATTTAGAATTACAGTCTCGCATGGATGACGAGGTGACGATTTGCACACACTTGCTGACACTTACCTACGCTCGTCGCCTCAACATGCGACACCGATGAAACGCTTAAATATCAACCCGCTGGTAGTCTAAACACCGAAAGGTGACTACCATGAGCGGATTCAGCAACCGATATGTCGGAATCGTCAAAGAAGCAAGTTACGGAACAGACCCAACTTCGGGGTATGTTTTTGGAGAAGTTGACGACGAGTCAATCAAGCACACTTACGATGTCATGCAACGCACAGACATGAGCCGATACGGAACGGCCAAGTCCAACACGGGCAAGGAGTTTTCCGAAGGCGACATCAACATGGCTATGCTTGCCGACAACTTTTTGGGAACGGTTTTGACTGGACTTTTCCCAACTGACACCGTGACAGGTTCGGGCGCACCTTATACCCACACTTTTACCGAAGCCGGAACAGACCGCTCATTCACGGTGCTTGTTGGTCGTGAGGAAAAGGAACACACCTACACGGGCGTTGCCATGGACAGCATGTCCGTGAGCGCAAACATTAACGAATACGCCATGATTTCAGCCTCCATGATGGGCAAAGCAGAAAGCGCACTTGCCAGCATTGGTGCATCCAGCCCCGCCTTCAACACCGCCGACCCGCTTTACTTCGCTGATGCAAAGGTTTTCTTTAACGGTGATTCTACTGCTTCCAACCTCGTGAAGTCCATCTCCTTTGACATCAACATGAACCGTGATGGAGACAACGCCTGTGGTCTTGGTGATGCAACCTACACCCGCCTTCCTCCGTTCCAACGCCGTGAAATCTCCGGAACCATTGAGTTTAACAAGATTGTTCACACCGCCGTTGAAAGCGAGCCAACATACACACAGTTGACCTCCGCAGACGGTTTAGAATTCAGCGGAAGCGGCATTGAATTGAAGGTTCAATTCGGTGATGAATCCACCGCCGATGTTGTGACCTTCAACTTCTACAAAATCCGCTTTGAAGCACCCGACGCCAATGTGTCGGGCCGTGATACGCAGACCATGACTGTGCCTTTCATTGCTCTTTTCAGCCCTGATGATAGCAAAATGATGGATGTTGTCATGAAGAACGCTCAATCAGCCGCATATTGAGGTGGTTTGATTGGCAAATAACGGCGGAACGGTCATCACCGATAAAACCAAGTTAAAGGTGAACGAGTTCACCGGAACCCTTACTGAGATTCAAACGGCTTTCCGAGCCGCAATCGCAAACGACGATGTGGTTATTACCGCAAACGCAAGCAGAAAGAAGGACTCAAACGACCATGTATTGGTTGTCGTTTGGTATGATGTAGCATAAGTATAGTATTCCCCTAAAAGGAAAGAGAAGTGAGAAAAGAATGCCTGTATTGACAAAAGAGTTTGAATTGGACGATGGAACCAAAATCACCTGCCGACAAGCAGGTGGTATGACCAAATTGCGGATTGAAAACATCCAAGCAAAGGTTTTTCGTGAACACATGCACTTTGGTGTGGACACTTCGGAATGGACAGACGAACAGCAGAAGCAATTCGCTGATGCGTTGGAGCGTGAAGGCGCAGGTCTTGAACACCAAATGCGAGAATGGATTCCTCGCTCAATCATTGAGCCAAAGGACTTTGATGTGGACTCGCTCACCAGCGAAGAGTTGCGAATGATTCTTGGATTCGTGCGTGGCGATGACCCGGAGGGTGCGCCCCCTTTGGACAATTCTTCCGAGTAGCACCTACGCTGTGCATGGCCTACAAAGGCGTTCTGCCCTCGGATTTGTGGGACAGGTATGATTGCGAAGGTGGTCAAGAGCGCATGAGCATTGATTTGCTCGTGGCTATGGAGATGAGCGACAAAATCAACGAAGCAACTCAAAAGTCAAAGAAGAAGTTTGACGGCAAAAGTATGGCGTCCCGTTTGAAGCAACGGAGGCAACAACGCCAATTATTAAACGACAACGAAACGGTGTCCTTGTTAGGCGGCTTAGGCTTGCCCGTACAGCGTAGCGAATAGTGTAGTGAGGGTTGAAGATTGATAGAAGCGTTATTCCTATCCCTCATGCCCGTGGTGCTACTGTTTGCCACATTGACCATGCTCGTTCTACGGGCTGGCGCATCCCGTATTTTCTTTGATGTAGTCGGTTCGTTCCAAGCCACGCGATTGATTGGTGACGCTCAAGCCAAAATCACCGTCTTGCAGGGATTGGTTCTTGACGGTTTGTCGGGTATCACCGAAGGCGTTGGCGAAGTTGCCATGCAGATGAACGAGTTGGTTGACAGCACCGTTCCCCTTGCTCAAGAGATTGGTTTTGCTCGCATTGAGTTTGAAAAGTTCGTTTCCGCCGCTGACGACGCAGATGTTCTCGGTGCGGAAATTGAACAACTCGGTTTGCAGTTTGGTTTCGCTGGCGACCAAGCCCTTGCCGCCGGTTCTAAAATGGCTCAGTTGTCATCGGTTGTAGGTGGCGGAGCCGCTATCCCTGCCGCAACCGAAGTCGGTATCGCCTTTGGTATGGTTGGTGGCATGGAAACCGAGGAAGCCATGAAGCGTTTGATTGCACTTCAACAGCAGACCGGTTTTATGTTTGGTGAGTTGGAACGACAGCAATACAACCGCCTAACAGCGGAAGAAAAGGCAAATGTGGTTCGCAACGAAAGCATCACTTTGCTCAACCAACTGAACACCATTGAGAACCGTTCATCGGCTACGATGGCTCAAATGACCATGGTGATGAACCAATTCGCTTCGTCGGCAAAGTTGGCTGGCGATGACATCACTTTCATGGCGGCGGCATCAGCCACGCTGATTGAAGCGGGTGAAGAACAAGGTAAGGCTGGTCGTGCGCTCAAAATGATGTATGCTCGTCTTGGTGCCGATACGGGCAACAACAGCGAAGTCCTTCGTAAGTTTGGTATTGAGACAAAAACAGCATCGGGTGAGTTGCGAAGTCTTGAAGACATCATCTCGGATGTTTCCGACATTTACCCGTCTCTTACCAATGCACAACGCTTGAACATCGCACAGGCGATTGCTGGCAACGACCACTATGTTCGTGCTATCAAGTTGATGGAGGGTCAAGCGAGAACGCTACAACTGCAACAAATGGCTGTTCAAGAGTTGGACACAGCACAAGACGAATTGAATAAGCGATTTGAGGACAACGCTTTCCTTTTGACCAAAGCCGAGGCCAACCTCAAAAACGCTAAAGCCGAATTGGGTGAACAATTCACACCAGCAGTTATTCGTGCTACAAATGCACAAGCGCAATTGACTTTTGCGATGGCGGAGTTTATAGAAATCGGGGCCGGAATCCCTATCCTTGGTGATTTGTTCGGGATGGCGTTTGATGTATCGCAGATGGGTAGGCTTTACGCTCCCTTCGTTGAGGCTAACCTAAACATCATGTCGCTGAATGTGTCCCTGCAAACACAGTTGCAGATTCAGCGTGCGCTCGCTGGTCAAAACCTCGTGAGAGCAAGCGCATACGGACAACAAGGAACGCAACTCCGAGCCAACCTCAACACGATTTCCCAAACCGCCGCTGTGCGAGATAGAGAGGCTTTGTCGGCGGCTAACATGATACGAATACAAGGCACATCAAACGGCCTTGATGAAGTCGGTCTAAGACTTGCCACAGGAAAGGTCACCAACAATCGTGCGGCTCTCATGGCGCAGAAATCCTCCCTGCAAAACGAGATTGCTGAAATCCAAGCCAAGGAGCAACAATTTCAACTGCAACAAACCTTGAACACAGGTGAGTTTGCGAGAACAAATAGGGTAAAAGCAACTCTCCGATTGAGAGAACAAGAAATGCGTCTACGGCTACAAGAAATTCCTCTTATGACAAAAGGACAGGCGTTATTGCAGGTTGCACACAAGTTCAGAGGAATGCAATTGAGAACAGAACAAGAATTGTTAAATTCAAAACCCAAACACCTTATTCACGCAACGGCTGAAAAGGTGATGAGAGAACACAACCTCAAGATTTCAACACAACGAGCCAACCTTGAAAACACCATCGCAAACATTCAACAGCGACGAAGTTCAATCCAATTCGGACTTACCGAACAAGAACAAATGGAGTTGAGAGTGGCGCAACAAAACTTGGGGATGACAAACAAGCAACTGCAACTTGAAGGAAAGCGCGCTATTATGGCGGCGATGATGGGTCAAAGCGTTCAAGGAAATGTAACGGCCAACAGTATTCTTGCGGCGGCGTATCATCAAGTTGGAAACGCTGTTCGCCAATCTTCAAGCGCAGAAGTGCAGAACAACATGATAATGGATGCCGCCGCAATAGCGGCACGAGAATTGGCTATGGCATTCAATTTAGAGGAAAAAGCAATTTTGGGTGTCGTTCAAAAGTTGCCTGTCTTTACGGCTGGTATGAAACAAGTTGCGGCTCAAAGTGATGTCACCGTCAATCAAACAATGATGCTTAACAACCGATTGATGAAGACCACGGGTGTTCTCGGTGGGTTGTCAATGGCCTTTGGTATGTTTGGAGAAGACTCAAAAGCGGCAAAGATTTCCATGTTCTTGCTCAATTTGAGCATGATTCCCATGACCATACAGATGTTCACGGCGACGAAGGCATCAATGGGGCTGATGGGCGGATTTACAGCCGCAGGTTTGGCGGCAGACAAAGCCGCCGTAAGCGTAACAAGATTCAACTTGGCTATGAAGGCATCGGTGATTGGTATTGGTTTGCTTGCCGGTGCATATCTTCTCTACAAAATCTTCCCCGACATCGGAGGTGAAGCAGATGACACTACGGCTTCCCTTGAGAAAATGAATCAAACCATGACGGCAAGTGCCGAAATCTATGAAGCGATTGCCGCCGACGCCGCCGACGCATCCATGACTCAAATGCTCGCCCGACGAGAGCAGATTGAATCGGATATTGCACGACAGAAGAAAATCCTCGCAAACCAAACAGAACCCGCTATCCTCAAGTTGGCTCAAGAGCGTTTAGACATACTCAAGCAAGAGTTGGGCGTTGTGACCGACATCACAGCGCAAAAGCAAGCACAGGCGTTCATAGACGACCCTAACGCCGCACGAAGTTATTTCAATCAAATTAAGGACATACAAGCCATTGAAACCGATTTTTATGCACAGCGGGAAGGCGAAGGATTGCTCATGAAGGGTCTACGAAAGGTTGAAGGTCTTGGTTTCTTCGTAAAAGAATCGGTTGTGGAAGGTCTTAGCGATAAAGAAGTTGTGAACCATGTAGAAGCGATGGAGGGTCGTATGGCGGATGCCTTCTCCGCAATCCCCGAAAACCTACACGGTGCTGTCATGGAAGCGGCGAAGGCCAGTCAATCCTTTGAAGAGTTTTCCAACTTGATAGATGCCATGGCTGATAGTGAGGGCTTTGAAAACCCATTCGGTGATTTAGGCTCCGCCATTGAAGAAAACTTCATCGGGCCGATTGAGGCCGCAAAGGAAGCCGCCTTTGAATTCGGCAACGCTCGTGAAGAAATGTTCTTCGGCATGAGCAAAGGAAATCTCACAGGTGACATGGTGAAGCAAGTGGTGAACAAGGGCGTGGAAACGCTCATCAACACCACCGAAGTCATCATGACAAATAATTTTACGGGAATGACAACCACACAGGCCGCAAACGAAATCACAAAGCAAGTAGTAAGTCAGTTGAACGGGTTGGGACTCAACCTATCAATACCAGCATAGAGAAGGGAAGAGTATGGCAAGAACAGGTACAAGCAAATACGGATTTTGGCTCGCTGGCTATTACGAGGATTGGCTCGGCTCTCGTGTGATTGCAGACGACGCCAACGCTCCTTCTACCGATGGTGCTTACAGCGCAGACAACACGCACCACGGGAACCTGTTGAACGGGGAAGCACCCCTCAATCCTCGCTACCGTTGGTCTGTTCGTGACCGAGCCAACAACAACGAGCATTCCTCGGCAACCTCATACCTTCTCTCAAACGACGGGATAGCAAGGTGGGCCACCTTTGACAAAAACCGACTAAGCAAGGGTGCGCGTTGGGCTGGTCGCTCGCAAATCCAATATCCCAACAGCAACACAAACGCAAACCGTGTGCGATACAACAAAGCCGATGTCGCTTCCACGGACGACACCTACATGCTGATTTCCGGCTCGCTTGACTCATCAATGCGCTACTACATCCCCGGTGGCGACACCGACCCATCCATTGGGCGAAGCACGAAGTATGAATGGAACGGAAGGAATTGGTTCAAGGGTCAAGCCGGAAGGTCAACCGGAACAGCACCGGATTTCATGCAACACGCACACTTGACCGGTGCTTGGATGGGGGAGCGTTTGCAGATGGGAGCCTACGACGGAACCACAGGCAACGCAACGACGCACGAAAACACGCCCGAAGCAATTTTTATTCCGGTAAAATCACCTGCCAAAAAACCATTTTTGGCTGTCACTACCTACATGAAAGACGACACGGCCAACCAACTAAACAACCAAGGGCCAGCCGGACAATACCGACCTGTCATCGCTTCATCATCAAGCCTCAACAGCAAGTCCGATGGAGACTACTTCACCATCCGCATGAGCGTGCAAGCCATGATGGGCAACGCTGGCGGAGTTGTAGATGAAAGCGCACAAACCCAAGGGCAGACTCAATACACCCTCAAAATTGGTTTTCCCGTAAATACAACTTTTGGTACTACGGGAAGTGGCGGCGGAACACCTGCCATCAACTGGACAATCAAGCCACACGACGGAACGGGTTTGAGCGGCGTTGTCAGCCAATACCACGCCTTGTATTTGGCTGGAACAAAAGTTGGAAGCGAAACCGCAGATGTTTGGTTTGACTTGGATTTCAAGTTGGACTACACCAACAACAAGTTCAAGGTCTACCACGACGGGACAGAAGTCACGGCTACCAACACAACGGCAGGTTCCTATTCTTCCGGCTACACTTTGGCTAACAACACGCAGACCTCGGCGGCTTTCAAGCCCTCCGAGATGACCGGATGGGAGTTGTTCGTGAAGGGCGTTTCTTCAACCTACGACAACATGGTGGTCGCCACGCTCATTGACCGTGTGGCCCTTTACCGTCCCCTCACCGACATGCCGGATGGCACAACGCTCCCTGCACCCATCAACTCTCTCAACTGCACAATGCCGACCAACGGTGTGAGCCAAGCCAGCATCACCGTTCTTGATGACGACACCGAGCAGAATCTCACGCCATGGTTCACCAACGATGACATCACCGATTGGCGGTTGCTTATTTTTAACGGAAACATAAACCGTCCGATTTGGGGTGGGTTGATTGAAAGCGTTAGTGTGACCCAAAACGCAAGCGACAGAACAAGAGAGATACAAATCTCGGCTCGCGATTCGTTGTCCCTCCTTGACCGACAAATCACCTCTTGGGAGATTGGTCAAATCGGGCTTGGGGAGAGCGACCAAGTGCTTTCCCGACAAAGCGAAGTTGATTTGCTGGCTGAATCAATGTTCATGGGTGCCGCCCGTCTACAAGAAACGCAAAACAGCATCGGCTATGAATCGGCAACATCCTACAAAGAGTTGGCGAGTCAACGGACGCGCCTCAACACGGCTCACCCAATTCAAATGTATAACAACGAGGATTCGGCAGGGCCGAACAGCGTTGAGAACGAATGGATGGGCTACAAAATTAAGGGCATCAACAAAGAGTCCGGCGGTTTGACGCAAGTGATTCTCGCCCACGGTTCAACAGGCTACACAACGAGCGACACGCCCGACATTTATGGAACAGTCAACCACAACGCCAACGGCAAAACCATGTCATCCATTGACACCACCCCATTCGGCGTATCGGGAAACCAAGCGTTGGAATACGCCTCTTCCGAAATCGCTTATGTACCAAACGCTTCGGTTGGTTCGGGTGTCCTTGAAGGCGACAGAAGCACCTTCCCATCCACCGGTGCCGAGTCCGGCTTTGTGATTCTACAATTCAGCGTGCAACCAGCCAAGAGCGACGGAACCTTGCTCAAGGTAGGGGACATCATCACCGTATCGCAAAACGGCAACAGCGGGACTGACCCAACAGCCGGATTCTACACCGTGATGGCAACAGAAACCAGCGGCGGTAAGTTTTATGTCAAAACAAACAAGACGGGTTCGGGAATGCCTGTTACCACGGGTCGCTCGGTGGACTATACCTTTGAGGAAGGGTTCGTGAGCGATACCAGCGACACTCAACTTCTGTATCGCGACCAACACGCCGTTTGGATGCGAGACTTGCCGAAGTCTGCTTGGTTCAAGAAGCACTTCGCCACCTACGACTTTTCGTCTGCCGATGCAGGGACAGCGCAGGCGGCGTTCACAGCCAACTCCGATGTCATCCAAGTGACCTCATCCTTCATTTCGGATTCGGACACTCACGGTGTTGGGCAGGTTGTCAATTCGGATGGGTTCGTTGACACCTTTACCTACAACGGCCACATAAGCCCTGCTGACGACGGCAACTACTACCTCGTAGGGGTCAAGGGTCTATCAATTGACCACGACAGCGGAGAGGCCGTTTATACGCTTTCTACGGGCATTGACTACAAGCATGTGTGGCTACAATGGGCTGACATGAGAAATGATGCCGATGCCGATGCTGACGGAGGCTTCCGAAAGAAGACATTCGGACTGATGAGGCCGGTCAACGAAAATTACGATGTGTCCATCTCTTTCACAGACCAATTCAACGACGACGGTTCCTACGACGAGTTCACCGACTTGAAAATCGGAGACGACATGGACATTTGGGAGTTGGATGCTGAGGTTGACCCTACGACTAACGCTCCTTGGTCAACACCGCTCGGAACAGGAAACACGCTTCAAATGACCAACGGTTATTCGGGTGACGCCATCAACAACGCAAGCGGAGGAATCAAGTTCAAGTTATTGACTTCCGATAGTGGTGTTTCCGACTTGGTTGTTGGTGACAAGGTCATTATCTTCAACAGCGACAACTACGACGGAATCCACACCATTTCGGGAATCAGCGGTTCGGGGACAAAAGAAATCACTTGCTCAACAACTACTTTTACCGTAGATGAAGCCTACACAGCAACAGGCCCATTCGTGCGGAAGGCGGCTGATGAAAACCGTGAGTCCGTGTTGCGTTCTTGGGAGAGCAAAGGTGGCTCGTTCCTCGTCTACGATTGCTCCAAGTTCTTTAACCTCAATTCTTTCGCCAACCAAGGGACATTCGGACAACGAAGCGGTGGCCGACGAAACATCGGAGACTACGAAACCGAGTATCACGGCTTCCCTGTGTTGATGGACAACTACTGGTCACAAGCCACAAGCACCAACAACAACAACGCCGCACCCTACGGGTTCCACGAAAACTTCCGCAAGTGGGTAGGAGCAACCGCTGAGTTGAATCGCTCAATCAACATCGGGGATTCGGTGATTGAAACCAAATCGTCTTCGTCTCTCGTTGCCGACTTCCCCGACAACGGCTTCGGCAAAATCAAAGCATCCCGTGATGTCTCAACGCAAACGCCTTCCTTTGAGGTGTTCTACTACACCTACGACGCTAAGTTGGACACGGCAGTTGTTGAGAGCGCAACTTCGGCCACGGCATCCACGGCAAGCCCGTTTGTCATCACATGTAGCGGCGGCGACTTCGTGAACGATGGGGTCAAGGTCGGCATGAGGGTGAGAAATGTCACAGCAAAATGGGTTGCTCAAGTCACGGCTGTATCAGCAACGGCTATCACAATTGACACCACAACTATTTTTGCCGAAACAGGAAGCACACGACAGGATGTTGCCATCAGCGACAGCATAAGCATCCCACAACAACTCTACGGCATCTATCTTCAATCGGATGCCGCCACCAACTTTACCGCTGAGGCGGCAGAATCATTCCTTGAAGGGGTGCTGATGGATGATGTCATCAAGAGCAACGGAAGCACAGCACAACTTTCCCTTAACGCCGCAGGTGCTACGGGGACTACGGGTGCTTTTGACGAAGTTATTATCATCGGAAGTGTAAGTCCACGATACGCTCTACGCTTCTTGATGAAGATGGACGGTCATGTGGTTTCACCGAACCTCGGCACCTACTGGTTGAGCGACAAGGCTCGCTTCCTGTGGTCGTTGAACCTGTCCAAGACTTGGCTCGCACAATCGTCTATCTCGTGTTGGTTTGACCACGGCTCAATCCCTACGATGAACAACATGACGACAGACGGAACCGATGCCAACTTTGACTCCTTCGGTGCGCCTTACGATGCAAGGGGTGGCAAGTCCATGTTCTCTATCCTCCGTGAGTCCGTTGAAGCCACAGGGTTCGGTTACGAAAACAGCAAGCGTGTACCAATCACCTATCAAATCGGAAGGGACAACAAAATGGAGATTCGCCCAACCTACAATCTCGGAGAGGTTGTGAATCGCGACATCCTTTCGGTTTCTTCCCTTGACGCTCAAATGTCGGGCCACATCACAAATGTTCGGGTCTACTACAACAACGGTTCATCATTCGCAGACCATCCAGCACCAACGCTTGACCAAACCTACCGGTGGAAAATTGTTGAGGTGCCGGAAATCACCTTTGCAGAAGAGGCGTTGGCTATCGCCAAAGAAGAATACTTTAAGTCCAAAACAAAAGCAATCCGTGTCAAGGGAGAAGTCATGCGAGATGCAACCCACGACGACAAAATGTTGGACAAGGGGCGATACGGCTACATCGCAGACCCGACACGACACGGCGAGCGTGGAGTGACACAACAAGCGGTTCTTGGCCCTGCTTATGCCGCCCCTTCTGCGGCACACAATTGGGACTGGTCGGGAATGAACGGAACGCTCGGAAGCGGGATGTGTAACGCCATGGACGGAAACCTTGGACGGCAGACCGGAACAGACCGATTCTACCGAGACAGATTCGGCAAGGCATTCATAGCCGTCGCTTCAAGTGCCGCCGACGCAACAAACACTTACGATAAAAATTACTGGTGGTGGGGCGCACACAGCGTAAGCCATGCGGTGCAAATAGTCCACATCCCAAGCGGCTGTCCCACAAGTAGCGACGGGACAGCCAATGAGGATTTGAGGATTTGGGTTGCTCTCAAGGATGGGCAAAGCGGCACCGACATTGACAACGCCGAGTTCACCATTGGTTTGACTGACTTTGCCTTCGCTACCGGAACCTCATCGTTCACGAATGTTGGTGGTGGTTCAAGCACCTATTCCCCAACGCTGGCGGGAACATCGTCGTCGTTCAAGACGCTCAATGTGAAGCGCAACGGATTCTACGAAATAGAAATCCCTTCCACCTATTGGGCATCTCAACCAACCGGTGCAAGAATTACTATTTCAGTAAATGTAGATTATCTCAAATCCCTGTTGCATCACCGATGCGGCGACCCATCGGCTTCGGGAATCCTCCACAACGCCCACAACATCACCAACTTCGGGCCGAGCGCATGGTCGGCTACCAGCGCAGACTCAATTTTCCCGCTCGGAGCAAGACAATACGACACCATGTCCGGTTTCATGGGAACAAGAAACGCTTGGTATTGTCCGAGAGTTCACATCGTTGAGGACATGCGCTGGCGTCCAGCCACGACGGTCACCTTCACCGACAGCGGCCTCGGTCTTTCCTCCGAAGCGATGGTCATAACAGACATCAACTGGCGAGTTGACGGGCGCAACATTGAAAATGTGTCATTGAGTCTTGAGCGTGACCAAACGAAAGACAAGGGCGGCTTGGCTGGCTACTTGTTCCCATCTGTATCGCGTGGGCGGGGACAACAAGCATCAAGCGGCTCAGTTGGAGGCGGAACCTCTCGTGAACGACCACGCAGAAATCGCCCACCGATTGGCGAACCGTCAAAGGGTGGAATCGGGACTGATGCGGTTCAACCCCCACAGTCCGAAGGCGGTCGTGTCCAAACCGTTCAAGACGCATTCTCACAAAGGTTCACGAGCAACAGGATGGCTTCGTCCGTTCATGGCAACATGTCCGGTAGGATGGATTTCTTAGAAAACGCTGTTTCCGGCTCGTCCTTTGGCGTTCTTGGACAGAAGCGCACCCCACCCCCCTTGAACACACAAAGGGCCGTAGACGGCCTCGGAAACGATACCCAAGCGTCATCCGCCACGGCCATATCTTCATCCGAGGGTATGATTTTTACCGGAATTGTAAATCCAGACTCAAGTGACCGTTTCACACAGACCCACACGATGAGCATCAAGGTTCCCGACGATGTGTCAAACGAGGTTTTGACCATCAGCGGCATGTATTCCCTCGGTGGGGATGGCACAACGCAAGCGGTGTTGACGGTAGATGTTGAATGCGTTGAGACAGGAAGCACGAACACGAGAACCATCAATCTAAGCGGAAACCAAGAGAAGAAACTGTTCCCAATCATGACGACCAGTCTAAGCGGCGCATCCACGGTTGGAAACACCATCAGCATTTCTATCAAACGCACGCCTTCTTCGGGAAGCGATGACGCAGGGTTCTCATCATTGGTGGTTCACAACATCGCTGTCAATTTCCAGCGGTTTAGCGTGAAAGGTTTCGGAACCTCGGCATTGGGATTCAAGCCTTATGAATGAAGTCCTTGCGGAGCGACAATATGCGCTTGGCCTGTTTGTGGCTGATGCCACTTACTTTTACCATTTCTTTTTGTCTCGTCTTCTTCTGCAACAAAACGCTGATTGAGCCGTAGTGTTCCAACAGGGCCACGGATTGTTCTCGTGAGATGCCGCACCCCATCAACGCCTTTACCCTGTCATCGGTTTCCTCAATGATGACCTGCTCCGGTTTATGCGAAGCCGGTGGTTTTACTTTTGCGATAACATTTTGTCGGTGATTCATGTAGAGCCATTCTACGAAATCGTCCATAGTCGTGAGTTGTAGGAAGTGCAACTTGGGGAATCGCTGGTGCATCGTCAACTTGAACGAATGAATGACCGCCGCCATCTTGCGCCGTTCCTCGGATGTCTCACGAGCCGAGGGTCGTCGTCCGTGGAACCAAGGCTTCAACTCGGTGTTGTAGACGACAAGGAATGGCTTTTCAAACGCTTCGCACAAGTCGGTTAGTTGAGCAACGATTGTCCGAGAGCGTCCGATGCCGAGAATGCTACGGTAAAGGTCATTGATTTCTTTTGCCTCTATTCCCCAATCGCCAAGCACATAGTCTCCGGTGTTCATCTGCAAGGTTCGGGCATGACCCCGTTCATCCTTGTCTGCATCACCCAACTTGACCAGCAACTTGTGAATCAATTTTGGGTTTTCACGGTGGTCTATGAGAAGCATGGTGATGAATCATACCTTCGTTTTATCAATCTATGGTTCCATCATAACGCCAGCACTTGCCTTCGCACATACCACGCAGGTTGAACCAGCGACAAGACGGAGCGTTGGCGTAGCCGATGTTGGTTCGGATTCCCTGCCGACTCTTGTGTTCATTCCAGTTGTTCCAGTTGAGACTTTTAAGATAAGAGAAAATAGTGTCCTCAATCTCTCGTCGTTGCTCTTGGGACAGGCTGTCGGGGTCTGCGAACCAACGCAACTCTTGACTCATGTGTTGGACAAGGGCCACACGGACTTCATGCGTGGGACTGTCGGCGTTGACGGCCTTCTCAAGACATGGCATGAGAGGGACATCACCGGCAGACCCAACTTCCCCCGTGAACGGTTGCATCTCAACCTTCGGTGGTGGGTTGTCGTTCACCCACATGACAAAATCAAATTGGCTTTCGTTGGCCTTACCGAAGAAAGGACAATGCTCTCCGTATTCCTTGACGGGTTGTTTTGGGATTTTGAAATCCGTATTGAGAATGGCTTTCGGTGGGATGACCACGGCCCACCTTCGGCGGGTGCAATTGTATGTGTTTGGTATGCGAGTTAGTTTTGCCGGAAAAGCGAACCCGTCCAGCGTAGGAAGACCATCGCTCATCAAGCGTTGGTATCGTTGTAGATGCGTAGCAAAATCTCGTCCCACCACAGGTCTACTAAACAGTTGGTGAACATGAAATCCACGACCCGTGGCAACGACTCGGCAATCTCCGCCCAAGCGGGTGAGCAATTCACGAACATCGTTCTTGACCTGTTCAATATCGCCTCGCTCACCTGCGTCAAAGTCCCACCATGCTCGGTCAATTATCGCTGTTGATGTATCAACTTTCCACGGCTTTGTTCGCTCCACATCTTGGAACGAATAGAGGGAGGTGTAGAGATTACTTTTCCCGTTAAGTCTCTTGATGTATTCTCGCACTTGGTTGCGGCTCTTGCACAAAGAGCGTTTGAGTCCGATTTCACGGGGGAACGAAATCAATCCAGCGTCCATCGGTGTCCACAATCCTTGCACTCGGCTACATCCAGTTGGGCTGGCATATCGCCTTCCTTACCGGTGACTCTCCACATCACTTCTACTTGCACCTTTCCACTTTCGCACTTTGGGCATCCTGTCTTCATATTGCTTCACCCATCCCTAACAATTCTTCGTTGCATGACAAATGAAACTCACACCATTGGGTGCAAAAGTAATCGTTCCACTTGATAGGCCACTCTTGGGTCATAATACCGTGAACGGCGTTGCTTAACTTTTTCTCCATGGCGGTGATACTTCGCTTGTTTATGACCTCATACACGGCCAATCCTTGTGAATCGCCCATGTAGACTTGAGTGTTGCGCTTACCCATCAACGACATGAGGAAGTCGGGGTTGTCAGCATCGGGGAAGATGGTCAAAAAGTGGGTCGGCTCGTCGTAGCCCTTGAGCATAAGCAATTTGCGGTAAAAGCACAACTCGCCACGAGTCCTTGACAACTTGGATGAATTGGCGTTGCCGGTCTTCAATTCAACGACAACGAGGTGTCCGTCGGGGTGGCGGAACACACCGTCAATCATGCCAACCAATTCAACGGGGTAAATGATTTCACCGTCGTCCGTCAAGACGCTGATGGTGTAAGGATGGACATGCTTATCCTCCAATTCAACAATCTCAATGTGTCCCCATTCTTCGGCAATCCCTTCAAGGATTTCACGCATGGCGTCCACGCCAGTCTCGGTCTGCACACCTTGAGCGATGGCGTGTTTGTTGAAGGTGGTGTCCATCATCACATCGGGCATGATGTCGCAGGTCTTGTCAACGGACAACTCACGCAGACCATCCTCCATGACTTGGTGAATCGCCGTTCCACGGATGGCGGCTTCGCTGGACGGTATGTCCATGTCGGGCAAAGCGATTTTGTTCCACCAATACTGGCGGGGACACATAGCATAGTTGTTGTAGGACGACTTGCTAACGCGTAGCACCATTTCGTCCGTGACCTTAGTGGGGTCGTATGTAGATGTGCGCTTCGCCTCTCCCATGTTTTACCATAGGTTTGAAGGCTTATAAGGCTTTCTATTCGTCCTTTTTGGCCGGTTTCTTGGCCTTGGGTTTGGGGGCTGGTTTTGCGCTGTATTCGCTCCATCCATCACCAAGAACCTCAAGCGCATTCTTCATGCTTTGCAGGTTTTGGATTGAGAGGATGTGGTTTCGGGGAAGGCCAGCGGCTTGAGCATCGCGCTCCTTCGTGCTGTCGGTGAGCCAATAAACGGCCTTTCCGCCATGTTCGCTGACGGCGGCTTCAACTTCTGCAACATCGGATGAACCTACAATGAATCGCATGATAACACCACATTACTTTTGTCGTTTAAATTATTCCTCGGAGGACTTGTCTTCATCCATCATCTCGCCGTTGAACGCTTCTTCGGGGAGAGGGTCAATCCTTTCTCCGCATTCAACGCACATAGGATTGACTTCAATGCCTTCCATGATTGGTCGTAGATTGACAACGCCGCACGATTCGCACTTGACCTCATCAACCTTGCCCAACTCCTTCAACAGCGTGAAGAGAAGGATGTTGGTGCGTTGCATGTCGTGGGACATAGCCATTGAAAGGCGTTCAACTTTGCCGTTCACCTCAAACAAACCTTGCGTGAGTTGGTTTTGGCTCATTTTTTTCTGTGGGCGCACACCGTTGCTCATATCCCTTCAACCCTCTCCATACATACACAGCATATAAATCTGTCTAAATCCAGTCGTGTTGCGTCTTGTAGGTGACCTCGGCCTCTTCAACCCAATGACCGATTCGGGCTTCTGCTATGGCAAGATATTCCCTGTCCATTTCTATTCCGATAAAATCAAAACCTTCAACCTTGGCGGCTATGCCCGTAGTCCCGCTTCCCATGAACGGGTCAAGCACAACGCCTTCCGGTGGCGTGACCAAGCGGCACAAATACTTCATCAAGTTCACAGGCTTCACGGTTGGGTGAATATTCTTCATCATCGGGGCGTTCTCCTTGCCCTGCTCAAGCCGCTTCTCAACACTTACTTTTCTCCCAATACCACCTGCGTTGTGTTGAGACTTCTTGTCCTCAAACGCTTCAAGTCCGGCGTTGCGCTCGGATTTGCTCGCCTTGGCGCAGTAGAAGAATCGGGCGGCTGAACCACTTCCCATCTCGGTGCGAACCTCATTGTTCACATTCCCCCACCCTCCTTCGTAGTGCCTTCCCGTAGCCACATTTGACTTCTTGGGAAAAGCACCGCCGTTAGATTCGGGAAACAGGCTCACGACTTCATCCGAGCCATCGTGAATGAAATTAGCAGGGAAGCGTCCTTCAACCGGACGGGCCTCGCCATCGTCGTAGTTGTAGCCGCCTTGCGTGCCGCCCCTTGATGCGCCAGCCGTTGCGCTGTCTCCGCTCCGTCCCTTGCCGCCCCAACCGACGACATCCGTTCCGATGCGGCAACCGTCAATGTTCAAGCCACCTGTGCCATGCTCAAGCACATTCTCAACGAGCGTGCCGATAAGGGGCTTACGAGCGACGACAATAGGCTCATGGGCGGGCTTTAGGGCTGAACCCCAACCGACCCATTCCTCGGCCTTGTGGCCTATGTTGCGAGACTTCGGGAAGCCCGAACCATAGACCCACATGATTTGGTCACGGATTTCAAAGCCAGCGTCCTCAACATTGACGACGAGGCGGTGATAGGTGCGAGAACCAGCGAAGGCCAGCAGGTGTCCTCCGGGCTTCAACACACGAAGGCATTCACGCCATATCTCCACCGAGGGAACATCATAGTCCCATTTCTTTCCCATAAAAGAAAGTCCATACGGAGGGTCGGTGACGATGCTGTCCACCGATTCATCGGCTATCTCCTTCAACCAATTCAAGCAGTCTCCCCAAAGCAATTTCATATCCATGCCACCTTTGACTTGCCATCCATGGCCCGATGTAGTGGTGAGATGTCCCACCCCGCCACTTCATAATACGGTAAAACCTTCTTGATGATGAACCGCTCAACCATCGTGCGATAGCCGATTTCAGCAATGCCCTCAATGTCCTTCGGGTCATCAAAGGCAAGGTATTGGCCGCTTGGAGAGATGGTCACCAAGAAATAATCGTTGGCCCGATAGCCCTTGCCGAGCGTCCTGTTGGCCCATTGTGCGCCAGCGGCAACGCCGCTAATGCTGGTGTATTCGGGTAGGTTTTTGCTCAACTTTCCCTTCATGCACAAATCCAAAGAATCTACTTTACCCTCAATAATACTTTCAATCAGCGATACCAACGGGTCGGTGATTTGGTCTTCGTGATAACCGCCGAGGATGCCGTCAATGACTTTCCCCATAGCGTCCTTCATCACGGGAGGCATCCGTGTCTGCTTCAACTCAATACCCTTCACATACCGCTTGGGGTTGTGGTGTTCTCCGTCTGTCCAACAGACGAGTCCGGCATAGCGGTTCTTCTCCATGAGGATGAATGAGGATGACCACTTCTCAAATTGCACGATGATGGGGTGCATACGACGGTTCATTTCGCCAAGCGACATTTCGCCATCGTCGGGATTCCGAACCCTGCACATCACCGAGTCGGTGTGTCCGTAGACCACGGGATGCCCCAAGTCCTCAGCAACTTCCTTCAACTTGAGCAAGGTTTGTCTTGAGGTAAAAGTGATTGCGGCGGCGATGTCGGGGTGATACAGTCCATACTTGGCATCACCAGCAACGCCATACATGGATGCAACGAGGGACTTCGTAGCGTATTGTAGGGCATCGTAGCGAACCTTTTCTTCTTCGTAAAAAGCATCCTTCATCAGTTGCTTGTAGTGGTCACGGAGAACCGTCATGTTGTCCATCTGCCGCACGAGCAAGCCTTTGCTTTCCTGTGAGAACCTTGTGCCATTTCCACAGTCCTTGCCGCCGTGAGAAAGCGTGTCCCATGAGATGTTGTGGAGGGCGGCGTTGCTGTGATACATGGCTTTTACATCAAAAATACCGATGTTTTGGTAGATACCCTTTTCGCCATCCATGACGATTGCGCCGTCATACTTCACCTTGTCAAACATTGGCTTGGAAGGGATTTGATGTTTGAAATCGGGGTCGCCCAAAGCAAGACAGGTAAAGACCTGTGTCACATGGGGCGTGGAGCGAATCTCGCATTGTGCGATGTGTTGCACAGCGATGAAGTAGTCAAGGGCGTTCACGAGGCCGTTCAGCCGTGGCAACAGGCGCACATCCTGTCGGTTGTATTCAAGGTAAAGGATTGGGTCGGAGTAGTAGGTGTCGTGACCATCGGGCAACTCGGTTTTCTTTTCCCCTAAACATTCCCAAGCGACATCATCTAACTTGTAGTTGGGCAACTTACCGTTCTTCAACTCCCACAACTTGGGGAAGGCGAGACGCAAGTCAATGACATTCCGTCCGACGATAGGTTGCGCCCAATCACCGAAGTCGTAGCGAATGCGGTTGAGCGGCGACATGTTGGAGGCACGAACACCCACCTTGTTGCACCGCTCAATAATTTGCTTCAAGTCTGCACCAGCGACATACCAGCCCGTGATAATGTCGGGGTCTTGCTTCCGCATGAACGCCGTGAAGTGGGTGAGCAATTCGGCTTCGGTATCAAAAACAAGAACAGGTGTCTCGTAGGCATAACCGTTTCCCGACTTATCGTAAAGCGTGTAGTGTTTTCCCTTCGCAAGACCGCCCCAATCGGGGTGGGGCGCGCATTCGGAAGGGTGTTTTGGAGGAAGCATCCAAGAGTATAGATTTCCGGTAAAATTATCATGGACGGTGAGCATGGTGATTTGGCCGCTGTCCGTCTTCCATTCTCCGTCAAGATACCAAACCCTATGATGATAGGGTTCAAAGGTCTTCTCCCCCGCCTTCTTGCGAGCCGTCAAGACTTGGTTTGTGAACGGGATGTTGCCTTCCCATGTGGGGCCAGTCTTAGAAAGGTTGCGAACCCCGTCCGTCGTGTAGCAAGAGATTTTTGTCAAGGATTGGCCGAAGACTCCGGTGTAACCCGTCTCTTGCATTTCACCATCAATGAATTGTGCATCCTCATCTCGCACGAAGCAATATGGAAGTCTGTCCTTGATTGCCGTTTGTTGTCGGTTGCCGTTGGCATCACGATAGCGAACCAACACATCGTTGCGTCCGACTTGCTCTACAATCATGTTATCCCCTTAGCGTGTAGGCTTATAAGGGTTTCAAACGCGCCGTCCACGACTACGGGTAGGGATTCCATGCTTGGTGAGCCATTGGTGGATGCTCATGGGGGTGATTCCGAATTGGCGTGCAATCTCGGCCATCGTGCGGTTGTTGCCGATGTATTCTTGCTCCAACCAATCCTTGCGGTGGTAGAGAGGTTTGGCCGGTTTGATGAAGTGTTTGATTTCAACGACGAGAACATCATCACCGCTTTCCAACTCATGTCGTTGCATTCCCGACTCGTTGAATACAATTTCCCCTAAATCAATCATTTCACCACTGTTAGGGTCGCGCACCTTCACCATGTTATCAACCAACCTTGCGTCCAATATAAAACCATTGATACCTCATTCTTCTTCTCTTAGGCGTGAAATGTTGCGTGGACGGTCAGCGACCCTAAAAATGCCACATTGTCGTCTAAGACCATTGACCATGACTTTGTGATTAGTCGCATTTGTGATTTTCTCTACGCCACACCCCGAACAACGGCGGAGGCATCTACGGGGCGTTCTGCTCAAGAAGACCCTCCCTTTCCAAACGACAACAGCGAGCGCACTTCGTTGGTGGTTTCTTCTTTGACCATGAAGTGTATTTTCTTTTACCGCAAGACTTACAGTCATACCACATCAGTCGTCCCTCCACCAATAGGTGTGAGGGCGGTTGTAAGAGCGGTTGACGACTTTCATTCGTGCCATGGTTCCCAAAAGCGTTCCAACTTGCTGAGGGGATAGACCGGTGCTTTTCGGCAAATACTTTTCGCCTAAACTTGCTATCTGTCCAGCGGTTAGGTAGCGTCCTTCGGCGTCATACTTCAATACGGCAAGACAGGCCAATTTGAGATAACAGCGGCGCATGGATATACGCTCTCCCAAACGCTCAAGAAGAACCTCAACTTGTTCTTGCGTGAGATGTTTCATTGTTCCGTTACGAACCTGCGTTGCGTCCATCAATTCAACGCCCCTGCCGCCCAAGCCCATTCGCCGTTCCCGAAGGAAACGGAGAAGCGGATGCCTTGACCGTGTTCACGGAAGTCAAAGAAATGCAAAGTTGCTTTGCCGGTAAAACCCTTGAACAATTCGTCAAGTCCACCGTCAAAATCCCAAGTGAAACCCGTGTCGGGCTTCGTCCCTGCGTTCTCAAGAGGTATCGTGCTGGTTGTTTGTCCGAGCGTCGGGTCGCCAACAGTCACCTCAATCTCAAGTGTTTCTTCCAAATCAACCTTGAAGGTGTAGCGGTTGAGGCGTTGACCGTTGATGGTGTCGCAACGGCAAGCGTCGTAGAGGTCGGCTACATTTACCGAAAAAGCACAGAACGAATGTTGTTTGGTTCCATCGCCTTTGGTGTAGATGCCCATAACGGGGTCAATTTTGTTTGCGAGGGATTCCGAGCGCAAACTGAAATCATTGATGGTTTCTTGGCTGTGCGAGAATGCCTTTGCCTCAAAAGAAGAGTCAAGCGTGGTTTGCTTGGCTGTTGACTTGAAGCGCAACTTGTTCTTCTCCAAGTCCCAAACCAAGACAAGGTTCTCGCCGTGGAGAGAAAGGACACCGAGAACACGGTCAATGTCGGGGATGGGGATGGTTCCCGCCCCACCACAATCACCAACAACTTCGGTAAGACCCGTCAAATCACGGGTAAGGCTCGTGATTCTCGCCTTGCTTCCGTCGCACATCAAGACACAGGATTCAACCTGCGATTGCTGTTTGCCGTTGACGGTCTGCTTGCGCTTGCTGATGTTCAACATGCGCTTGAGGGTGGTATTGCTGATGCTTATTGTTGTCATAAAATTAACCTCCGATGTAGTGCGTGAATGTGTTGGCCGGTGCCTCGTATTGTTCTTGTAACTCCTTGACGGCTCCGAAAACCTTGCCGATGTTGGGAATCTCGTCAATGATGGTTTCAAGGTCTGCGACTCGTGATTTCAGTTGCTTGATTTGTTCCAAAAGTCCCTTGTGTGTATCATTCATGTCCCGCATAATGTTGAGGGCAGACACAAGGGCTTCTTGAATCTCGGAAATTGTATCACTTCCAATTCAAAAACGGTAGTCCAGCCCACTTCACATCGCCCTTGACGACGGAAAGGATGGTGTGAGTCTCACCGACATGCTCCATGTGCTTACCCTTGATTTCCTCAATGGTGGCCTTGATGACCCAATCATCGGGGTTCTTGAGCGAAGGGTCGGCTTTGACACCAGCGGCGGCATCGGCCTTCTTCATGTAGCGGGAAAGGAAAATCTGCTGAGAGAACAGGCGCATTGTGCCTTTGTCCCAATCGGGGCGTTCACCAATCTTCATCAAGACCTTGCCACCGGAGCCGTTGTCCACATAGTTGCTGACATCTTTTAGGTGAAAAGTATTGATGACGCATGGCACAGGAAGCCCGTGAAGTCGGGTAAGGACATCACGGTTGAGTTGGTTGCGTGTGCGCCATTCCTTTTGGTTGAAGGAGTCGCCTTCTTCCTTGATGACGCCACGGCGCAAGAGAACATCGGTCATGGCGTGTTCGCACCACTTGAGGAAGGTTGAACCACCGTCCATGATGATACCCGCAACATCTTCTTCTTTGGCGACATCAGCGACGATGTTCACATAGAAATTCATTTTGTCGGCCACGAGGTTTGCGTAGTTGACCGTTGCATCCTCATTGTAGATGGACTCGTCTCGCTCGTCAAGGAGAGGAAGCACGATGATTTCCTTATCGTCGGGATAAGCGGCTTCAAGCGTGGCTTGTGCGGAGTTGTCAATGTCAAAGACATAGATTTTGCCCTTGGGTCGCACTTGGCGAATGAGAGAGACGGCGAGTCCCGTCTTACCACAGTTCTCCTTGGCAACAAGAGCCATGCGAACAGGGACAGAATGAGCCGTGTTGTTCATGAAGGT